CCTATGCAGGCTACAAGGTGTACGGGTCACCTACTGAAGAACCCGTGAAATCTCAGGCTATTGTCAAGGAAGACATTATCCAGAGTCTCCGAAGTGGAGAACTGGAGAAGTTGGAGTTGACGCGACGTGCTGTTGAGAAGGTCAACAAGGACCAGAAGGCGAATCCCTGGCATGCATCTTATGCCCCTATTTCAGTCGATCATATCGAGAAAGAAGGGATGGATCATTTCCACAGGAGGATTGCGCTGGTTCAAGAACCGGCGGCCATTATGTTCTATTCACCTGACGGAGAAGAACGCGGCGGTGCTAAGTGTAGTGCCTTTAAGCTCAATGAGAGCTATTGGTGCTTACCGAAGCATTCTGTGTTACCAGATGTGAAAGAATACAAGATTTGCATACGAATTGGTGTGCAGGATAACGAGGTTGGGTGGTACAATCAAGCATTGTATACCTACACCGATATTATCCAGTTTGCAACTGATCTTGTGGCTGTTCGGATCATGGGATCCCCAGGAAAGGGGATCTATGACCAGTTGCTGGTGAAGGATGAAGCCCCTCAATGTGATGTTTACAGAGATGGGGCCCTCCTTGGGCCAGCGAACCCAAGCGTTTGCTCTTCTAGGCCAGTGTTCGTGTCTGATAAAGACGTGTTCCCTGGAAAGAAAGTGGACGTTAAGGTCACAACCGAAGTTAACCCCGGTGAGATGGGTTACTGCGGAAAGCTGTACACAGCGCACATTCGTGGGAGACCCGTTGTTTTGGGTTTCCACATTGCTGCGTTTGAGAAGACGGCTATCTACGTCCCCCTGACGAGGGACATGGTACCGGCTTCTGTCATGGATGCAATGCCTTCACCGGTGTTGTCTGTGGCTGCACAAGCTTTCTTAAGTGGGGTAAAGTTTGAAGCCCCCCCTGTTGACTCTCAAGTCACACAGGTTCCAGGGTGTCCGATTTCAATAATTGGCGCCATTGGTCAACATGGACGAACAGACAAGTCTAAGCTCATGAAGACGAAGATCGCGCCGCTTTTGGCGGCCGAGATTCCGAAACATTTCGCTAAACCCTACATGGGTTTTGGTGGGATGACTGAGTATGACGATGTCAGAGAGTTCAACAGTCCGTTCAAGCACAAGTATGCTATTTTGTGTGACCGCGTCTATTTGGATGCGGACATCGATTTGGCTCGTTTTGTGATGGACGGCTTCTTCCGCGCCTTACCTAAGGCGTCCCTCAGACCGCTCACTGACGGTGAAGCGTTCGCCGGCAACGGTGAAGTCTATTGTGGTGCATACCCTCTAAAGACGTCCATGGGACCAATGTGGAAAACACTTGGTTTATCACCCAAGACAAAAGTGGTAGAAGTGGATCGGACTAAGGAGGAAGTAGAGTACGGAGTTAACCCGGATTTCGCTGCTGCAGTTGCCTCTTACGAGAGGCAGTTGCTCAACGGACCGGTGTATATACTCACGGAAAACACCCCTAAGGACGAACCAGTTTCAGAGAAGAAAGCTGAAACCTACAACACGCGCTTATTTAGTGTGTGCTGTGGTGCATTCAACTTTGTTGGGAGAAAATACCTTCTTCCGCTCATGGCGCACTGCTATAAGTATCGGGACATCACTTCGATGATGCCCGGGATTAATTGCTTTGCAAAAGAGTACTCAGAGGTGATGGAGCGCATGCTGGCGTTTGATGGCCAGATGTGCTGCGACCAAAACAAGTTTGACATCCGTCATTGGGCTTGGCTTTTCCGCCTTGCAGCTGATGCGACGTACGAATGGTATGTCCGCAACGGCTTTTCCCATGAGGAGGCAACGATTGCGAAACACCTTGTTATTTCATGTGTGTATCAGATCGTGTTGAACCGCGGTGTGCTCTTTTTGTGCATCTACGGATTGGCGTCGGGGTTGTGGATTACCACTTTCCTGAATTGCCTGTTTAACTATGTTTTGGTTATGTGCGCAGTGTATATTCATTGCGGACACATCCCGGAAAGGTTTCGTCTAATTACCTATGGAGACGATCTTCGTGTGAATCTCGATAAGGTATATGGCTTTAATAACCTTGTGCTCGCTGCGAACATGCAGCGCTTTGGGTATTTGATTACGTCCGCCCGCAAGGACGGCGTGTTGACACCCTTTGATGAGCGTGAGGATATTACCTTTCTCAAACGG